GGACAGCAGTGCGCCCCGCCATCCGCTGCAGGGCCATGTTGATCGGGGCCATCAGGGAAATGTCAGCGGTGACTGCGCGACCGTGATCGAGTGCATTCTCCACTTGCCCCACAGCGCGGGTCTCGAAGGAGCCATAGTCATCCATCCGGTTGGTGAAGGACTGCCGAAGCCGGTCTGTGCCAAGCCCCCAAATGACTTCGATTTCATCGAGGAGTTCATCAGAAAGACTGCCGTCTCTGGCCCGCGACCAGATGGACTTGAGCCCCGGCATGGATTGCACCATCGCCCGGAAACCGCCCTGCCCGAGTATGTTGCCAATCTCTGCCAACTGCGCAAAGCCAACCTGGTTCATGACGCGGATGAAGTTGTAGTCGCGGAGCAGCCGCAGGCCGTGACCTATCCGGTTGTCCGTCCCCAAGGGGAGACCCATAGCCGCCTTGTAGAGCGTCTCGGCCCGCGCAATGTCCTCATTCAACTGCGACCTGCTGATGCCGTATTCGGCAGCAGTGTTGCGGATGTTCTGGATGAGTGTCTCGAAGCGTGGTACCTGTCCATCAGCCACCTCACCGAACCCACGGAGGAAGTCCTCCATGTGGCCCGCACCAAGTAGTTGTCGGGTGTAGGATGTGAAGAGATGTTCTGCGTTGCTCTCAAACAGGTCCTCGAAGCGGATGCCGGTGACGGGGTCCTGATAGGTTTCATCAACGTGTAGCCGCGTCTTGGCTCGCTGTATCTTACCTGCGTTGGGGGCCTCCCGCGCAACCGCTCCCACAGCCCTGTTGATGGCCTCTGGTGTCATGTCCGTCGTAGCAGTGAGTAGGTCACGGAGCACTTCAGACTGGTCGGCATCGAACACCCGTGCCAGTGTCGAGGCATCGAACCGGGACTGACGGAGCGCCCGAAGGTACCCTGCCGCTATCTGCTGGACATCCTCAAGGGGGATATCATCGGCCAGTGCGCGGATAGCCCCCGCAACCACCCGGCGAAGTGCGGGCTCGCTGTGCTGTGCCACCATCTCGTCGATGCGTTTGTGGTTGGCACGGCGCATGAGGTACTGGGGGTTCTCGGCAAGGTCTTCGAAGCCCTTCAGCCCCTTCTCCCGTCCGAACTCCCGCAGCTTGTTCTGTAGAGCGCGGACGTGTTCAGCCACGGCGTTGACGTTGACATCGTCCGTATAGGTCCCAGCGTCCCTGCGGATCGCCTTCCCGACCTCGTTGAAGAACTCATCACGGTGCAGCCGCGCCCTCCAGAGGGGGATACCCTTGGACCGACGCCATGCCTTATAAGCTGGCTCAGTCTTCCGGTAGAACATCGTCATGTACCGCTTCATGTCGAGGCCCACGTTCTCGGTAACGCCCATGATGAGCGCACTGCCGTCCGCGTTGCCAACACCATCCTCAGCCAGCCCGCCAAGGCGGCGGATAAGGGGGTGAAGGCTCTGCTTGAGGCGTCCCACCATGTCGAACCTCAGTTTCCCCATAGCGGACCTGGGTGCGTCCTCAGATGCCACGGCCCGTGCTTGGGCGGTGCTGAGGCTGTCGAGGTCCACATGGTCTGTGTTCCGTGCCGCGCCTATGGACTGGGCATCCGCCGCCTCATCCATCTGGCGCATCATGTCATTCAGGGGTTCAGCGATGCTCTCGTCCAGAGGGGTACGCTGGAAGGCACCAAACGCCCCACCGACGACGAAGCCGAACACGCCTGCGTACAGGATACTCTCTTCGGTGGTGTTGGGGTTACCTGCCGCCAGCCCAGCTTCGACGCCTGCGTTGGTGGCAGCGGCGGCGGTACCTGCCCGGAGGGTCCGAGACAGTGCCGCGCCTCGGCCAGCGACCGCCACACCCCCAGAGAGGATACCTGCGGCAATCGCTACGGGGTCAGCCACAGCGGCTCCGATGCGGAGGACGGTGCCCATAGCGCCCATAGTACCGAGGGACTTGTCCGTCTCCAGAAGCTCGAAGGCCCGCTCACGGAGAGCCATTGCATGCTCTTCCGAGTAGGCACTCTCCACGAACTCGTGGTAGTGCTCAGGGAGACCCTTGGTCACCTCCTTGTGGAACTCCTCAGTCCACCTGAAGTCGAGGTCAGGCTTGTACTTCCCGGTCCTCTCGACTCCGTCCAGCATGTAGGCCCCAAGCCACTGCTCAGAGATAGCTGCGCCAGTCCCCTCAAGGAGGCCGGGGCTGTCCTCGTAGGCTTCGCGTGTCGCCGCCTGATCGTCCCGCAGGGAGCGGTAGTCAGGGTTTGGGTAGGCGAACCCATCGGTGGGCGTGGAGCGCACTGTAGCGGGCTGTGTGGCGGGCTGAGGGGTTCCCTGCCCCCGGCGTGAGGGGGAAAGCTCAGAGCCCTGTGCGGGGTCCTGCTGGGGTCCTGTGGGTGCCGCCTGGGCGGTCTTGCCCCGCCCTCGAGCGAATGATGCAGCGAACACAGGGTCTGCTGAGGCACCCTTGGTATCGGGTCCCCAGAATGCCTCGTCACCACCACCAATGTGGATGCCCCACCCGTAGTGCCCGATGCCGGGGAAGTGGGGTGCGGCCCTCTCGATCAGGGTGGAGTATAGCTCCTTGTGCTCACTGGGCAGTAGAGGCTTACCGTTGTGGGTAAGGACGAGGTCAGCCGTGTGGGCCTCCCCGTTCTCATCCACGTCGTGCCGCTTACTCCCCGTCCGGTTAGGACCAGCGCGGTCCTGACCAGCAGAGGTGACCCGGATGCCAAGAGTGGGGTCGATGCCTTGAACGATATTGCCCAGTTTGGACGTGTAGTCATTGCTCAGGGGACGCGACCGCGTCTTGCCTTTGAGGTCGTATTCAAACATCCGGGTCTCCTACGGGGGGTTTATCTGTTTGGGTTGTTGTCACGAAGCCACTGCATCAGCCGCGCATCGTGTTCGTTGAGTGGTACCTTGTTCATCATCGAGTCGCGGACCCGACCGAACCCCTCGAGGACCCCTTGCAGGGCCGCATCGCCATCGTCGATCAGGTCGTTCGCGCGGTCTTGGGCGTCCCCCAAGGCCACAGCCTTCTCATCAGTGAGGTAGCCTTCGTCCGGGTAGCGGACCTTGCCATCCTTCTTCTGCAGCTTGCGGTACTCCGGGGATCCGGGGGTGTTCTCGAGGTGGTTCTTGCGGTGCTCAGGGGCCAGGCGAGCCCACTCCCGTTCACCTGTGATCCGCTCGGTCACATCCCGATAGGTGTTGGCATCCTTGAGGCGCTGGACACGATCTGTCTCAGCCTTCGCTGCTGCATGCTCGATGATATCGCGGGTGGCGTAGACGGTGCCAGGACCACCTGACCCGATGGGCATCATCCCTGTGGTGACTACCGTCCAGAACCGCCCCGAGGTCCCGTGAGGGCGCAGGGTGATCTCATCCGGGTCCAAGTCGAGGGTTGGTGCCAGTTCTTCCAGAAGGCCCCTTGAGGCTTCCCCGAAGTTGGGCGGGATGTGGTTGTTCTGGGTCGCTATACTCACGCCGTTGATAACGGTGTGGGTCAGGCCATAGCTCTCCACCGCAGCCGCAATCGCCTTCTGCATCGGCAGGCCCATCTTGACATACTCACGGGCAAGCTCTTCGACACCCGCACTGACGTCGCTCACGTTCCGTGCATCGCCCTCACCATCGAAGTAGCGGCTCTCGATGGCTGTGCGGACCCCGGACTGTAGGGTCTGCAAGTCGATCCGGTTGGTGAGCCCGGTGTTGGTGCTCTTGTTGTCATTCTGCGCAGCCGTGATCAGGGCCATCTCAGGTGCCATCCCGCCAAAGCGTTCCAGAACCTCAGCCGCCCGGTAGATGCGGTTTCCCGCCTCGTCGCCCGTATGCCGCCTGCGGAGAGACCCGAAGTCGGACAGGGACTTCCAGAGGTCGAAGGCTTCCGTGACTACTGGGGGCATCACGACTTTACCGTCCGGGCCCGCTGAGTTGAGCGCGGGGTGGATCGCAGTGTGCCCATTGGACAACGCCTGCTCCCACTCACCGTACAGTACGTCAGTGCCGAGAGCGGATAGGGATGCTGCCATCTGGGCATCTGTCACATCCGGTCGGGAGGCCATCTGGTCCAGCATACTGTTGACCAGCTTCTTGGTCAGGTCATCTGCCTTGAAGGTGTGGGTCTTGCCATCCTCATCGACGTATGTCGTGTCCTTGAGTTTGTACCACTCGCCGCTCCTGATGATATCCGCCGCCGCCATCGTGGCCTGTGCCTCGGCACGTTGGATATCGAACTGCACGTTCTTCTTACGGACGGCCTCCTTGTTGACCATGACTAGACGTGTGGCGGTACTCGGGGACATGGTAGGCTGGTCCCCGGTGGTCATCTCGATGATGACGGCAGTATCGGCAGGAGTAAGCTCCCCCGCGCTAGCCCGCTCGCTGAGGTTGACGTTGTCCATGAAGGCTTCGCGGGTGGCCTGCTCAGTCTTGACGGCCTCTGCCCGCCGTAGAATGCCCTGTGCCTTGGCTGCGGTGGTCCGCTTTGTCAGGAAGGAGCCCACAGCGGTCCCGTCAGCGCCCTGTGCAGCGGACCCTAACAGGTTCTCGACGATATCGAGTTCACCCTGCTGGGCGTATTCCTCTGCAATCAGGAGGACGGTGTTGTCCATCTGTCCGTAGCTGAGGCCTAGCAGGTTCTTACCGTCTGCGTATGTGGCCCGGATAGCTGCCGAGGGGTCCTGCCCCTGCGCCACGGCCTTGAGGATTGTGTCCCGTGCAGTGGTATGGAAGCGGTCCGCGACTGCCTCCTGCATCCGACCTGTGCGGTACTCGGTATGCTTGTTGCGGATCGTGTCGAGGAAGCCCTCCATCCCGGCACGGATGCCGTCATAGACGAACTCATCCCCAGCGTAGAGGCCCTGATCCTCTGTGACCCGGTCAACGAGCCACTGCTCGATATCACCGTTGTCCTTATCGAACTCGGTCTCATAGGCGTAGGCGAGGTCCCGCTTCCGCTCGGCTGCATAGGCGATCCCGAACTGCTTCTTGAATGCCGCCTGGTAGTAGGGGTTCTCGTGTTGCTCCAGATCGCCCGAGGCCACCCGCGCAGCCGCCTCTTCCTGTGTCATACCCTGCAGATCATCGTATGCCTGCACACTGGTCTGTTCGATCCGCTCTTCCTCACGCAGCATCGCGAAGTTCGACAGCGCCCCCCCGAACCCCTTGAGGGACTCGGCAATGGATGCTGCGGTCCCCGCGATGGGGGCGTTCGCGGTGTTGGAGGTGACCGGGGAGAAGATGGGAGAGGCCCGAGGCGTGATGGCCTGTGGCCCCGTGCCTTCGCGTACCTGAACTCGTTGCATTCAATTCTCCTAGAAAATGGTCTCGCCCCCCGCAGCCCCGATCTTGAGGTCTGCTCCGTAGGCACTGGTTACACCCTGCGCGACACCCCCGGCAAAGTTCATGGCGGTACCGAGGTAGTCCACGTTGCGGGGTTTGACGGCACTGTTGAAGGCGCTCTGGGTTTGGTTGCGGACACCCACACCCTGCGCATCAAGTGCTAGGCCGGTGTTCTCGAGGTTCGTGACGACGCTATCTTGGAACCCGGCACCCCGTCCGTAGAGGTCCCGCAGGAACATCTCAACGGAGTTGCCACTGACACCCGCCTCGCTTGCAGCCACTCGGGCTCGGGAGGTTGTCTCAGCGGTCTGGCGCTGGTTCTCAAACAGGCTCTGTCCTGCCGCTTCAGTCTCCTGTGAGCGGCGCAGGTTAAGCTGATCGTAATTGGCTGTGGATGATGCGGTGGCTGCGGCCATCTGCTCGGCCCGCTGTTTCTTCTGTGCATTCCGCTGTTGGGTTTGGCTGTAGATAGACATACCGGCTGACATGGCCGAGGTGGCTACGGTGGTGGCAATCATCGCGGCTGCGATTGGGATGCTCATGTGATCCTCACAAACTCATGGAAGAGGGCGTTGTTGTGGCGGAGGTGCCTGATGGTCTGGAACCCCAGACGCTCGAGCCACGCGAGGTGGTGGCGGTTGCCATCCCACTTCCAGTTGAAGAGGACAGGGTAGTCTTCCGACCACCTTCGGATCGTCTCTCGGCACAGCCGGAGGTACTCCCTGACGGGCGGCTGGGCCCCCTCACGGTGCAACATCCAGATACGGGTAGCACCCGGTACACCTAGCTCAGGGGTGACCCCGTAGATCACAGCAGGTTCGCCGTCGATCAGGAAGGTCTGGATATCCCCTGCTGTGGCGCAGAGGTCCTCTAGGGTGGACACGGGATCACCAACACCCCCTGCCCGGTACTCGTCGCGATCCTCTTCGCGGAGGTAGGTGAGGATCAGTAGAACGTCGAGGTAGGTGGCGCGGCGGGTGCTGGTGATCATTGTCATACTCTCCGAGAGCGAAGGTTGTAGGTGGCCTCCCAGTCGATACCGGTCAGGAAGAAGGGCAAGAAGCTGTCCGAGAGGACCCGGATATCCACGGCAGTGTTCTTCGACCCGATGCGAGCCGAGAAGGTCCCCTCTTCCTGCACGGAAAGTGTGCCAAGGGTTGCTGAGGGGGTGCCGAGGGTCTTGCCTGTGAAGGTGTACTCGCGGGTTGGCCGTCGCTGCGGGGTCACATGCACCTCGAAGTACCCGCTCTCCGCGAAGAGGATGGACAGCGATGACAGCGTGAGACGGCCCTTGGTCACCGCGAAGGTGGCCCCTGAGCCTGAGGTCTCGCGCAGGTAGATGGTGGAGAACACATACTCGGAGCGGTACTTGAGCCCGAAGTAGAACTGCGCCCCCGCCCATAGGCCTGTCAGGATGAATGTCTGGGAGCCTGCCCGGATGATGGGGATCGCGGTCCCTACAGGAAACCCGTTGAAGGGCTCCCGCAGGACACACCAAACGTCATCCTCGGTGTCATAGGGGGTGGTCAGAAGGGTATCGTCCCCCACCTCTGTCACAGCAGCCATCTCAGCCTCAGTGATCCTACGGTCAATGTGGAAGACGAACTCTGACCCCACATCACGCTGGCGCGGGGACACGTCGATGGTCGAGAGGAACACCCCATCTGCATGGATGGATGTGATCACGATCTCACTGCGGATGAAGGCGGCGTCAACCACCTGCACGGCATCAGACATTTCCCATCGATGCCAAGCGGACTGCAGCTTGTCGCTGTTGCCCGCCCAGAGGAACTGGTAGACGTAGATGGCCTTGGGATCGTCTGTCGCCAGTCCCACGATCATCTTCTCGGTCGAGCTTGTAGACAGCTTGAAGAACTCTCCAGGGATGTAGTTGGGGACATGCTCGGTGACATCGTCGGCCACGTTGGTTGACGTATCATCCACGATGGACAACTCCCACAGGCCCCCGAAGGCCCCCCGAGTGAACGGGAAGTAGACCTTGTCGCCCACGGACTTGTTGCCCACCACGACAGGCGTGGCTTTCGGGCTTGTCTCGTATCGGCTCCGGGGGAGCAGAGAGGTCTCCTTGGGGGTCAGCAGGGGTTCACCCCGGAGTACGAACTGGACCTTGTCCGACCGGATGATCATGTCCTCATTGTAGGGGACCGTATCTAACAGGAGGGACACGTCCGTGCCGGGTGAGGTAACGTCGATGGGGTCGGTATCGAGCACGGTGATCACGGTATCCCGAAAGAACTCGAAGTACCCCCGATCACCCCGCGAGAGGATCACGCTCTCCCCGGACAGGACGCCGAAGCGGTTCCGCATGAAGAAGACGTGGTTGATCTTACTGCCGATGAAGCTGGGGTCGGGGGAACTGTCTGCATCCCCCACAGTTCGATCACCCCACGCAGCTTGGGCGAAGGTGAACGTACCGTCTGCCTCTCGTGTCAGGGTGTGCGGCATCGTTGCGGGGTCGAAGGCCTGCTCCGTGTTAGGGGCGATGGTCTCACGCCACAGGAGCTTGGCCGTGCCAGCGTCGTCGGAGGAATACTCGACGTAGTAGTCGTCGGTGGCGCTCTCCTGATCCCCAAGCACCTTGATCTTGACACCCGGAAGGGTCTCGGTGGGGAGGTCTACGAAGGTATCCGTCTCACCCTTGGAGGCGATCAGGTTCTTCCCAGCGAACCCATCCGAGGTACTGATGGTGAAGTCCTCACCTCCGGGGGTCACAAGGTAGATATCGGACCCGTAACGGGTGGCGGTGACCACAGGGGTATCCGCGCCCGCGTTCAGGTTCATGGCGTCAACCAGTTCCGTCGCGATGTTGACCGTATCAACGTCAGGCTCGTGGGCGATGTTTCCACTGTCCCGCGTTGCGTAGGATGCGCGGACCACATCGTCGATCAGTATCTCGTATGTCTTCGAGAAGGCCCCTGCTTTCACCGAGACGACAGCCTCAGGAGGCCGCGCGGTGGATGTCGCGGGGTCCATAGCGGTGTTGACGCCCCGGTTGGCGATGAAGGTGACATCCTGTGTGGTAACGGCAGAGAAACCGAAGTTGCCCGCATCGGCCAGGTATGCAGTCCCGTCTGGGGTATTGACCGTGGGGAACGTGTTGTTGACGAGGTCGTATACTGTGAGAACCCCATCAGCAACCGTGATCGCGTACCTCTCCGAGGGGTCCCGGTCGATGGTATGGCGGAACAGGCGGGTAGGCACGGTGCCCATGAGGTCCGCTTTGTGCTTCGTGGGGGGCCGCTTCCCGTTGCCGATGATGGGGTGGCTGATCATGTTGTTCTGCAGGGAGCCTTGGCTCTCGCGACGAACGATGGGAGGCTGTTGAGAGACCCCGTTCAGGAGGTTCGCAATGGACTTGGAGATGAGCGCCATAGGGGTACCCTCTGGTTATCGGGTGTTGCGCCGTAGGATGGGGAGGTGCGGGTTCGACGAGATAAGGTTCATGTCAGCCTGCGCGAGGTTCGCATCTTCCCAGTCCGACCGGGCCCGCTGCATGTTCTCTTGGGTCAGACCGGCTGCGGTCGTCTCCATCTGCAGGATGTTGTGATAGAACTCCCGTGCCGACCGGAGCGCGATGTACTGGCGCAGGGCCTCGGGCAGTTCTTCAAACTCGAAGAGCCATACAATATCGCAGAGTAGGCGTCGGCCCTCGAAGGAGAACGTATGGTTGATCCTGTCGTACAGGCGGCTGCCCCTGAGGACCACATCGGTACACGCGGGGTCGGTGCGGCTGACATCCACCTTGGCGGCGGTAGCTGGCCGGGTAATCTCGTAGGGGAAGGAGGCCGAGGCCACGAGGGGGAACTCTTCATCTGTGTTGAAGTGCCAGCCCTCGGTCAGGACCCTGCGTGTCACGTCGCGGATCACTTCTCGGGCGTTGATTGCGTCGTCAGGAAGCGATGCAAGGGAACTCGCAGGGCTCTCACCAATCGCCCGCAGTGCGAGGTTGATGGCGGATAGCTCATCAGTGAGCGTGAGTGTCATTGGATCGCTCCTGTAAAACGAAAAAAAGGACCACCCGAAGGTGGCCCATAGTGTGTATCTCGACAGCTTATGCCGAGAGTTCGATAGCAGCCTCAGGGCGCAGGACGCCGTGGCCGATGGCCTGCCACGTCTTGTAATCCCAGCCGAGACGCCGGTTATCGAAGACGCCGTTGACCTTGGTGCCGATGATCTTCACCGTACCGATGGCCGATTTGTGGATGCAGAGACCCTTGGTGTTCGTGTAGTTACCCACATAGGCAGCACGGCTACCACCAGCAGCCACGGTCGTACCCGTGATGTTGGTCGATGGCAGGTGGATCGTCTTCATGATCTTGAAGCCTGCAGCGATCTTGACGGTCAGGCTCGCCTTGTCGCCGTTGCCCGCAGCCACATCTTCGTCAACCAGGTCGTCCAGACGCGCGAGGGCGTTGTAACGACGCGGAGGCAGGAAGCAGTAGCGATCCTGAGTTGGTACCGAGTTCTCGTCCATGACAGCCGAGGCTTCCTCGAGCGCGTCGAAGAGCTTCGCACCGTCATCGAAGTCACCCGCGACGGTCTCCGAGATGGTCGTACCACCCGGAAGTTCCGACAGCGTGGCCGTGGCGCGGGCGGCGAGGACACCAACCTGCAGCCGGTGGCGGTCGTTCTGGTTCGCGAGGAAGATACCAGCTTCGTTGGTCTTCGGGGAGCGCAGTTCGATGTGCGCCATTGCCTCGTCGAGGCTGTCGATGAAGAAGGGGGAGACGAGCTTGCCGTCGATGCCGATGATGCGCTCACCATCTGCAATCGTACCACCGAGGATTTCTTCGCCGGGGACGTGGAAGAAGCCACTGGCGCGGCCCATGACAGCGAACTCAGCGGACTTGCCCGAAGTGATGTTGCGCTCCATGAACATGCCATCAGTGACGACAGCCTCTTCATAGGCGGTGAGGATTTCGCCCGTTGCGATTTCGTTGAACAGGGCCTGAACGTCACCAGCGTTGTCAACTTGACCGGGACGGAGTGGAGTCTGGTTAGCCATTTTGAGGGGGGAACCTTATGAGTGTGGAGGGGGGAAGGGGCTCCGCAAACACTCACTCTCCGAACACGTCAGGGGTGCCCGCCTCGACGGGGCCTGTCATTTCAGTGGGGTGTTGTTTGGGGCTGTCTGGGATCACCACGCAACGGCGCAGCGTGATCGGGACACACACAAAGAAGGGGTAGAGGGGGGGGGGGGGGGTGG